CTAATCAACAAAACATAAGCAGTAATCATGTAAATTATAGAACTTTTTTACCTACTTTTATCAATACATATCAAAAAGAATCAAATATATTTAATTTTTTTACATCTTTATTATATGACTATCAAATAAAAAATATTGATGATTTCTTTAGTTTTAATACTGGAGCTTCAAATTCTTATTATCAGTTGTCTAAATGTTTAAATACAAGTTCTTTTATTATTTATCCTTTTATATTAAATATAAAAAGAAATGGTACGACGTATTCAATATATATTAATGGAGAATTGCATACATTTTATGATTTAAATTTTAGCACTGTACAGCAAGAACAGAATATAACAAAATTTATATCTTCAATAACAAACACAACTTTTAAATTAGAAAATAATGATACATCAATGACTAGTAGTTTTTTTGATATTTTATTTTATAATAGAGTTTTATTCGATGATGAAAATCGAAAAGTAAATAACAGTTTATTACAGAGTTATATTAAATTATTTACTGGAGAAACAGCAAATAATTATTTATCAATCTCAAATCAAATAAGAATGCCAAACGTTTTTAACTTAGCAGGTACTATTTCTTCAATATAATGAATACTCTATTTAAACTTAATAATTATGTAATAATAGATTTGTTTGAAATAGAGTTAGAAGCGAATGAAGGCTATTTAAGATTTCATGGATCTAAGAATTTTAATAAAAATATATTTTTTCAAGGAAAAGAATATACTTTTATTCCATGTGAATTTTCTTCATACGAAACAAATTCTGATGGCAGGCAAAGTAGACCAAAATTGCAAATAGGTAATATTAATAATTATTTCTCAAAAATAATGCAGGATCGAAATGATCTCATAGGTAAAAACTGTAATAGAAAAAAAATATTAGCAAGAGACCTTGATTCTAGAAATTTTGAAGATGGGATTAATCCTTATGGCATATCTAATTTTAATACTTACATTGCTTTTGATAAATTTATAGTAAATGCAAAATTATCTGAAAATCTTAACGTTGTTGAGCTTGAACTGGTTACTAAAGTTGATATTCAAACATTGTCTATACCAGCAAGAAAAATAACAAATGATACTTGTTCGTGGAATTATAGATGTTATGGTTGTAATTATGGCAATAATAAAAATTATTCTGGTCCTATAATGCCTTTTACGATTGGTGGAGGATTTAATACATATTTAGGAGTTCCAGTAGCTGATGATAATGATAAGGTTTTTGTCAAAAAAATAAATGATACAAATTCGGGAGATTTATATGATTTGCCGTATAATGGTAGTTATAATTTAACTTCTTTAACTTATAAAGGTGAATGGTTGTCAAATGTATCATATGCTGTTGGAGATTTTATATATTTAGATGCTATTTCAGATACTAATTTAGAAAATAATGAAGCGGTATTAGTATCTCTTAATAAACCAAAAAACTATTTTGTTTGTATCGAGGCTAATACTAATAAAAATCCATTAAATAATACAGACGTTTGGAAGCAAGATAAATGCTCGCGAACTTTAAGGGGCTGTAGATTAAGATTCAATAATAATACTTCTTTAACACAAGGTAAGCCTTATTTGCCATTTGGAGCGTTTCCAGCTACATTTCCATATAATAATGAATCTAAAACCTGAAATATATAATCAATTGCGAAAATATTCTAAAACTTTTACAGAAGAGGAAGTGTGTGGATTTATTGTAGAAGATCAAGGATTTGTTAAATTTATATCTATTGAAAACAAGCATCCAGAAAAAAATGCTCATGTTTTAATTTCACCAAAAGATTACCTATCTATAAAAAATAATTATAAAATATTATACTATTTTCACAGTCATCCAATTGGTTCGGATTTTTCAGAAACAGATTTATTTTATCAAAAATATCATAATTTAGATATGATAATGTATGATGTTGCTAATAACATCTTTAAAGAAAAGAAGTGTAAAATAATATAATATATGGTTAATATCAAATTACATGGTATTTTTGAAAACTATGTAAAAACAGAATGGCATTTAAATGTCAAAACTGTTTTTGAAGGATTTGAAGCAATCGAAGCAAATAGTGGTAAATTATTAGAGGCTTTAGGAAATTTTCAAGAATATTTAACTCATTTTATTGTATACGTTGATGATAAACCAGTTTCTCATGAATATTTTAGTTCGCCAATACTAAAAAAAGATTCAAAAATAGAAGTTGTGCCATTAATATTGGGATCTGCGATTGCTGGTATTGATATATTAATCGCTGTTCTTTTAATAGCGATAGCAACAGGTATACAGATATTGATAACGAGTTTAATGACTCCAAAAGCTCCAAAAGATATCAAAAATAATTCAAGATTATTTTCAGGTTATGAAAACGTGACTAAAAGAAATGTTGCTATTCCAATTGGCTATGGAAGATTGAAAATAGGCAGTATTGTTATAGCTAATGATGTAAATCTAACAAATAAAATTAATAATAATTAATATGGGAGCCACAGATTATAGACCAGTTAAATTGCTTGAGGACATGGAAAGAGAAAATTTAGGAGATTATTCTTCTGCAATTGGATCAAACACAATTGTTCAACAAGGTGATTCTAGCTCTAATCCAAATTCTTTTTCAAATAATACGTCCGTTTCAACAAGCTTTGTACCCACAAATACAGTAAAAATATATATTGAACAAGATTTGATTAATATTTTATCTTTGGCTTCTGAATTTCCATCTGCAAATTCAACTTTAGATACAGAATCGTTTTATAAAAGCAATGATCTGTTATGTGAAGGGCCAATTGAGGGTCTTGTTGATCAAGATGGAAATACTCTTAATTATATAGATTTAAGCTCTTCTATAAAAGATAGAAGCTCTTCATTGGCATATGGTGTTTATTATAATGATATATCTGTAAAAGATAAAAAGACAAATTTGTTGAATTTAACTGCTGCTAATTTTAATTTATCTTTAGGTAATGAAGTTAATAATTTTAATGATATATCTAGTTCTGTATATACATATGATTCTAAAGTGTATGATTTAGATCAAGATCCTGGTATAGCCAGTTTTAATGGCTTAGATCAAAAATATATTGGCGACCCATTTACCAATTCTACAGAAATTGGTTTATATAAAAATCTAATATTTTTAAAGAATAAAGCGCGTAATTTCTCTCATTATGTTAAAAATAAATATATTACAAGCGCTACGGTAAATATAAAAATAGATTCTTGTTTTTATATAGGAGGAAAAGGTGATACATATGGTAATAATATAAGATTTGTAGTTTGCGTGACAAATTTAACAGAAAGAGTGACAAATTATTTTTATTTTCAAGCTTATTTTGTAGCAAAAGGCAATCCCGTAATAATACCAATTCAAATACAATTTAATAGAGCGGCAAATTTATCATCAAATTCACCTGAATATTTAATAAATGTATATAGCGTTGAAAAAAGAATTACCGCTTTTGGAGAGAAAAATAGAACTGCTACAAATAATTCAAGAAGTTTTGCTGTAGATTCTATTGTCGAAAAAGTTGATTACGCGTTCTCTTATCCATATTCAGCGGTATGCCAAAATATAGTTAGTGCAAAGCATTTTTCTAATATACCAGTTAGAAGTTTCGATTGTAAGCTTTTAAAAATTAAAGTTCCTAATAATTACGATCCTGATGCCAGAGAATATGTTGGTGATTGGAATGGAGATTTCAGCAAATTATTAAGATGGTCTGATAATCCAGCATGGATTTTTTATGATTTGTGTGTTAATGGGCGTTATGGATTGGCAAAATCTTCAATGTCTGAAAGCGATTTAAATAAATGGGAATTATATAGAATATCAAAATATTGTGATGAATTAGTGATTACTAATGCAGCAACTAAATATAAAGAAGACGTTTTTCAATTTGATAATAGTATTTTATTAAATCAAACTGATTATAATACGATAACATTTACATCAATAGAGAATTTAAATACATTACAGACAAGATATCCTGAAAAAAGTATCTTATATTTATACGATTTAAAAAATGAATTAAACGAATCAATTAATATAAATTTTAAAAAAATTATTCTTTCTGTTAATAAAGTAGGAAATACTGTAAAAATAAAATTATGCAATGATTTTGGCGTTAGAAAATTTATAGAATCAGATATTTCTGGAAGATTTTATAATTCTTTAAAACAATATATTTCTGGAAACCCTTCTGTTTTAAATACAGAAGATAATGCTAAGAATTATGCTATTTCTTATTTAGCTAATATATCTAATCCTGTTAATAATCAATATAACTCTAGTTCAGAACAGGTCTCGGTTTCATATAGAAATGAAAAAATATTTGATAATTCTTTAAAAGTTGCTTCAGGAAAATGTGTCGCGAAACATCCTGAATATGACGACTTTCTTGAGCCAAGATTTTCTGCAAATATATATATTAATGATGCAACAGAGGGATTGAAGATATTAACAGATTTATCATCTGTTTTTCGTGGAATTTTCTATTTTAAAAACGGTTTATTAAATTTAAATTCAGATGTTAAAAAACCAACTTCTTATGTTTTTACTAATTCAAATGTTAAAGATGGATTCTTTAACTATACATCTTCAAATTTAGAATCTTCTTTTTCAGTAGCTAAAGTTTCGTATTTAGATAAAAAAGATAACTTTAAAGATAAAGTTGTTTATATTGAAGATGCAAATTTAATAAAAAAATACGGTTTAATTGAAAAAGAAATTCTTGGATTTGGTATAACTTCAAAATATCAAGCAGAAAGAATTGGTAAATGGTTTTTAACAACTGGTAAATTAGAATCTCAAACAGTAACGTTTACAACTGGTATTGAAGCTACTTTATTAAAAATTGGAGATATAGTAAGAGTAGCTGATAATTTAAAAAATTCAAAATTAGAATTTGGAAAGATAACCGCTCTGGATTTTAAAAATAACTATGTATATATAGACAGAGAAATGAAGAATGATGTTTTAGGTAAAAGAATTAAAGTATTATCTATAGTTGGAGATGAAACTTTAGAAAGTACGCTTTCAATTTTTGAAGCTAATAATTCTGATCTTAGATTAACTTTATTGCCTTATGATTATTTTAGTTGGAATTTAAAAAACAAAACAGTTTCAACAAATAATGGCAGAACACTATCTTCAGATTTCGTTTCAGCAGCAGCTTGGGACAAAAAAGCATTTACAGCACAAAGTTATATAGATAATTGTTTATTATCTTTTAAAGTTGAATTTACATCATCAATACTTGTTTGTGGTTTATCCTCTAAAAATATAGTAATAAATGATTCAACTGATATAGAATATGGTTTTTATATAAATAGTGGGAATTTACTTGGCATTTTTCCTGGTCATACAGATATTGGATCTGCATTTAATTTTGGCAAAACAATTACATCATCTGATTTACTATCAATATCATACGATGGAAATTATATTACTTTTTATTTAAATGGAAAGTCTTTAACAGATCAAATTGGTAGACCTAAAGGAAATCCCCTATTAGCAGTAGCTGCGTTTAATACTCAGTTCACAACAATCAATGAAATTATTTTTTCTAGATATCCATTACCATCATATGGTTCTTTTTCTAATTTAAGAGCAGATGCTAATTTTTCTATATATTTAGAAAATGATGCAGAGCAAGAAGATTTATATCGTATAATAGGAGTAAATGAATCTTCAACAAACGATTACGGAATAACAGCTTTAAAATATAGTCCTGAAAAATTTGAAGTCGTTGATAAAAATGAATATGTAGATGAAAATCAATACAATAAAAAACAAATTGTTTTTGCAACAGACGATTATATTCGCCCAGCATTCTCAGATTCTATTATAAATAATAATATTAAACAAACTACACTTTCTTTCGTCGAAGCCAATAATACTAATTTTGATTACTCTTTTAATATCGAAACAGAAGTTTTAACAGATTCTTTTAATTTATCTAATTATTTAAGCATTGAAATAAATTTTATTACATTGTTTTCTCGTTTAGATAATTCACCTTATGTTTATGGAATTTATTGCACAATAATAAAAGATGGAAAAGTATTAAAATTTAAACAGTTTAAAAACGAAGCTTCAAAAGTTTCTATTTTTCTTGGAGATAATATAACTTTGCAAAATAGCAGCGGCGTATCTTTTGATGTAGATTTATACGCTTTTGATTCAAACATGCGTTTAATTAATGTGTAAAATACAATATGGCATTTATAAGCAATACAGGAATTGATTACGATCAAGCTTTTCAGATAAAAAGTATTGATCTATCATTGAACGGCGCTTTTTCATCAAAAAATAATACTTTTTCACCAATT